TTTAACAACGAGCCGTATCGAAGATGATTCCCGTGAACCTGAAATGAAAAAACCCCGCCGAAGCGAGGTTGGATAAAAACAGTTGCTTAATTTCTTTTAAATTAATCCTTCCTCTTTAAGAAAGGAGAAGCCTTTTGAAGTAATAGAAGTGGCGATCCAATGAGAATCAGCTTTTGACTGCACTGCGGTAATGTATCCCAGCTGGTATAGCTGTTCTATAGCCGAATCAATTTCGTAGGGATGCTCAAAAGGGAAGCTGGTATGTTGGACCGGCACTTTTAAGTTGGGGTCCGTCATGAGAATCATGATTTCTTTTTGATGCAGGGTAATAGCCATGTCTAACTCCTATTTGTGGGGTTAACACGTATTTTACCATGCTTTAATGGGCCATCTTGGAGTGGCTATTTTTCGCACAAAACCCGCCTTTAAGCGGGTTTTTTTTGGTTCTGCTGCTCAGTTCGCTTTAACGTCCCGAGCCTATCACAATTCAAGCAGTTTCTGGCTCACTTTGCAAGTAAAATCTGTCGCCATTTGTGCCGAATGCGTCACACATTGGTGCGTATAGCATCGATTCTGCCAAACTTATCCATGCATCAACTCTTCGCCTGCAGGTCATAAAGCACCAGTCTGGATGCTTTTCATAAAGCTCTTCCGCTATGCGGCGTTTGCTCTTCCGTAACCGGTAATGCTCCACCAGCAGGTAATACAGCTCTTTGTAACCACCCGTAATAAGGACTGCCCCCAGTACCTTATCAATCAGCAGTCCTTCATCGTCTGTACAGAAGGCCAGGCCGCTTTTGTTTTTCCCCGCGAGTATTTCACGAAAAAACGCCTCAAGCTCTGGCTTCGAGATGCCAGACTTCTTCATCCTGCGTAATGCTTCGTTGATGGCTGTTTTAGTGACTTTCCCGGAAGCCAGTAACTGGTTAAACATATTGCCGCCACTACCGCCGCCGATGTAGGACCAGCGGCCCCACATGCGCAGCTTCCCTTGAATCCAGATGGCCTCCAGCGTTTTCAGCCTGACCATTTCACCAGATTTTCCAACCTCGGACGGGTTAATCATTATGCGTTCTCCACTATGCCAGCACGCCAATTGCCAGCGAACGATCCAGAAATCGAAACAGCAGCTCCAGCTGTGAGCCGTGCTTCTCCTCAAATGCCACGGTGTCAGCGTGCAACTCGTCGTGATGCGCTCTGCAAAGCGGCAACACAAACAGGTCATGCGCTTTTGTTCCCATTCCACCTTGTCCGTGGCCTATCAGGTGATGGGGATCATCTGCTTGTTTGTTACAGCAAACACACGACTGAGACTTAACCCAGCGCGTCCAGCTCTCGTTTACCCAGCGGCGGCGCTTTGGTCGCAGCATGAAAGATTCCGGCGTTTCAGGATCAACGCGAAGACCGAGAATCTTTTTCTGCACCACTTCGCTCGCCGCTGGCTCCGGCACAATATCGCTCTCCTTCATCACTGGTTGATGCTTTATTTCCGGCAATCGCAGGGCTTTCCGGGCCAGCGATTCAGGAATGACGTGCGCCAGATTGTTTATCACCAGCCACCAGCACAACTCCGGGATCGTCAGTTGATGGTCTTCGTTGAACCCCAGCTGTGAGCGGATGACCGTTATCAACCAGGATACCAGGTTCTCACGCGCAATGCCTGCCAGCGTCTCTGTGTACTGATCACGCACCAGGTTATCGCAGGCCCAGCAAAGGCGGATGCTGCCAGGCTCATGCCGGAACAGCGTAAAATTTTCGCTGTGCCATGAGCCGTGGGGATACTGGCATTCAAAACGACGCTCCAGCTCGGCCTCCAGCGAGCTGATACCACCCGCGCGCAGAATGACGTCTTTGTTTTCGAATACTGGTTTCAAAACCGGGTCTTCTGCCAGTGGCTGCGTAGCGGGAGGGATGACGCCGGTTGCGTAGTCACTGTATTGTTCCGGTGCAGGCTCAATCAGTACTCGCCCTCTCCTGAACATCGGCATGAGATCAGCACCTGGGCGAAGAAGAACAACGCCCATGCGTGGGGCAATCTCAGGGGTTAGTAGTGCTCTCATATCATCTCCACGTCAGGCAGCTGCACGAAAACGTCGGATAGTGATTTCTACTTTCCCTTTCTTCACGATGTTCCCCAACTCCACCAGCATGCGCTTAACCTGACTGTCGTCTTCCCAGACGCCTGTTAGAGTCAGGGCATCGAACAGCGCTTTGTTATAGTTATCGATATCCCGACGGCGCTGATCCGGCGGATACAACACTATGTGAACCTCGGCCAGATCAGAGGATGGCCGGGGAACGGCCCGCAGTTGCTCAATAATCGCCGCTCTCGCTGCCTGCTGGAACTTGCGCCCTGTCTCGCTTACCAGATGCCTGCCTTTCAGCGGTCCCTTGCTCGGGGCGCGCCAGTAACTATTTACGCTCGGTGGAAATGGTAAAGTCAGTTTCATTTAGCCCCCTTAAAGGATCGCTACAACGTCTTTTGCGACTTCCCGCGTACTGCTTTTGCAGGAAATCGAACGGCGCGCGTTGATAAATTGCAGGTTAAAACCAAGCTCCCGGTACAGGTCGAGAACCTTCGGTGCAGATGAGTTTGAAATTACTACCCGAGCCCCACGGTGAAAGGCAGATACACATTGCTTCGCCAGGTCTACCTGGTTCTCCCAGTTAAAACCACCAGCGGCGTAGGCGGTGAATCCGGTTGTTCCCGGCATCGGTTCGTAAGGCGGATCGCAGTAAACCACATCCCCTTTCCCGGCCAGGCTGATTGTCCGGCGGTAATCAGCGGTCATGAATACGCAGTTATGCGCCATAGCCGCAAAGGCTTTCATCTCATCCATCGGGTAATACGGCGCCTTGTAGCCTCCCCAGCCCACATTGAACTTATTCGCCTGGTTGTAGCGCATCAGGCCATTGAAGCAATGCCGGTTGAGATACAGGAATGCAGCTGCGCGTTCAGTAGCATCCAGCGTCTGAGCGTTGAACTCGGAACGGATCAGCTCATAGCCATCTGGTGACCGCATGTGCTCAAACATCCAGCGGGCCTTTAATTCCACTTCATCCGGCACCACCGCTAACATCTGATACAGATTAATCAGGTCCGGGTTAACGTCCGCCAGCAGATAATCTGCATGCTTATCGCTGTTCAGGAATACCGACCCACCACCAACGAATGGCTCTATCAGGCGTTTCCCTGCCGGGATATGCACGAACAGGTCAGCCAGCTGGGTATACTTTCCACCAGCCCATTTCAGAAATGGCTTGCTCATGAACGGAACCCCGCTGGCACTGAATAATCCACCTCTGAATAACTGGACTTGAACGCCGTGTCTTGTTTAACCCACTTGCCGCCAGTCCAGGCTGGGCGTCCGGCGGCCTCCCATTTTTTGGCCTTGTCGAAATACTCGACGCAGTTCTCGGGAGCAAACAGCGTTTTGGGCCGCAGGTAATCGCTCATCTTCGGATCCTGAGCCCATTTCGCGTTCAGGTAGTCAACCACCAGCATCAGGTCTTCAGGGCTGTAATCTTCGGCCAGGCGTCCCCGGATATAACCCAGCGTCGTTTTGGTTCGTCCCCCCTTGCCATAGGTCGAGTTGGTTACCCGATTGAAATGATCCAGAACGAGATCTGCCGGATCGGTCTGGTCTGGTTGCAGCGCAACCGGACAAGAGTCTTTACCTGTAATCTCTGTAGTACTCTCTGTTGTATTCTCTGTAAGATCATCGTGCCAATTTGACCTGATGACAGCGGTTCGTTTTGACCCGGTGGAGCGTTTCACAATGACCTCTTCCATCGTGTCATTTTGACCTGATGGAACGGCGCATTTTGACTTCTTCGATTTGGTCACTTTGACCTCATCTAAAAGCTCGCTTTCGTAGTTGATCGTGTAGTAGTTCGTCATGTCGCGCTGGGACTTGTTCAGCTGCTCAACTTTAAGCACGCCCAGGCTCTTCAGCCGGGTGAAGGTGCGCTTCAGAGTGGATTCAGACCAGAACGGGAATTGCTCCAGCCATTGCTCTGTCGTGTTGTAGATCCAGCGTACGCCGTCACGCTCCAGCCCTGAGTTAGTCTCCTGCAGCCAGTAGTTAAGCTGCTGCAGCGCAATGGCTTCATTCAGGCCGATGCTATAGGCAAGGTCAGGATTGATGACTATCGGCCTTGATGGCATTAACAGGCTCATAAGACCCCTCTATTTCCCTGAATTTTCGTCTGAACTGCTCGAGGGGGCTGAAACACTCGTGCTTATACCCTTCGCGCAGGTATATAACGCGCTGTGTTTGGGGCTCCCAGCGTATGACCCTGACCGGGACACCGTAGTGATCTCTGAACCATCGGTTAAGTTCTCGCATACTTTCTCCGCCTGGCCGTTAAAGTCCCCTACCACCCACTGAGCAAACTGGTAGCAGACAGGTTCGAACCCGCCTGGTACTCTTACCCCATACACGAACTGCACCGGTCCTGCTCCACCAGGAACTGGACGCGCTACAAGTTGCGACCTGCGGTACTGTGTTGATAAACTGTTCATGCGTTAGTAATCTCCACTGATAACGACACGCCACGACGCCAGGAGCTGCAACTCGCTGGCGTCACTTCTTTTTGCGTGAAAATAACGTGATAATTGCGGCAATCTCTTCTTCCCGAGCTGCCAGATGGCGGCGGTGATGCACCATGATTTCTTCGGCCTCGTGCCTTTCAATAACGCCATCTTCAAGTGCCTGTTCGATAATCTGATCAACCTGTCCCCTGGCGGCAGAGGTACGCATTGCCCGGCTAAACAAGTCAACGCGGTCCAGTTCTTCCAGATGCGGAACATCCACCAGCAGAGCGCCACGGCGGCGAGCGAAGTAATCAGCTAATAACGACGTATTGGAAATGTCCTCCATCGCTTCCAGCTCGCTGACTTCGAAGAAACGACAGCCATTTTTCTCATAGAGGTTGTTGTTAAACTGCGTCACCGTCATTCCCAGTGCGCCAGCCATTGCTTCGCGCCCACCGGGATATGCTTTGCACATCGCTTTGACGGCTTCTTTGAGGTTTGGCTCTACCATATTGATTTTCCTTTTGTAGTTATCGAATAACCGCTTAAGCAGTACGATTATTTGCACTTGGTACGTCATCTGTTTGATAGCGACTTGGGTACAAAATGTGTAATTCGCTTATTTCTCCTCTAAAGAACTTGGCTAATCTCTCGGCCAGTTCGACAGATGGGACTTGCTCGCATCTTTCAATGCGGCTCAACGTTGCAGGATCTACCTGTACCCCGGTTGCAACGTGCAATAAGGTCATGCCATGCGATTTTCGCAATTTTCTTAATGGTGATTGCATAACGCCTCCTATTTTTGCGTATTACGCATGTTATTCCACGCTAGCGAATTGCGCAAGTTGCTTTGCACGAAACGCAAAAACAACATGTAATGAGTGAATGAAAATAGGATCTCGCATACGACAACTTCGCTTAGCGAAGAACATTAAAATCGCAGAGCTTGCAGAAGCTGTGGGCGTTGATGCTGCCAATATTTCCAGGCTTGAAACTGGTAAACAAAAGCAGTTTTCAGAACAGACACTTAACCGACTTGCTCAAGCTTTAAGCGTAAGTGTACCTGACCTATTTACCTCTGACGAAAATGATACTACTGTACATATAAACAGTGAAAAATATGCATCTCCCGTAAAGGATGTGGATGTATACAGAGTCGAGGTACTTGATGTGAGCGCAAGCGCCGGGGCAGGACATATACACGGTAGCGACGTCATAGATGTCATTCATGCTATCGAGTTCAGCAATGGTCAGGCATTGGCAATGTTTGGTGGCAGGACTCCATCTGGAGTAAAGGTCATCAACGTTCGCGGTGATAGCATGGCCTCAACGATTGAGCCTGGCGACCTAATCTTTGTAGACGTAACTATCAATGAGTTCGATGGGGATGGGATTTACGTCTTTGGTTTTGATGGAAAAGTTTATGTTAAACGCCTGCAGATGATACCAGACCAACTGCTAGTCATCTCTGATAACCCTCGTTATAGAGAATGGAATATAACTAAAGAGAATGAGCACAGATTCTATATCTATGGAAAGGTTTTAATAAGCCAGTCTCAGTCATTTAAACGGCATGGATAGCATTCATCATCATAAACTAGGCCTCATTCGAGGCCTTTTTTTTGCCTTAAATTTGCGTTTTACGCACACATCTATTGCGTTACTCGCAATTTATGATTATCTTCTACTCGTCGGCACATGACGCAACTTACGGACAAGGATGAACAGAACACAACCTGGAAGCGCATTCCCCTTCTTTCCGGTGGGGATCGGTTTGTAACTGAAGGAGTGCGCTTCCAGTTGTGACGTGTACAAGCGTACTGCAGCGCCGGTCGACGCAAAGACCCGGAAATCGACTGAGCAACAGCAGATGGTTGCCAATACCAAAACAGAGCGGCGGGAAGTAAGCAGATTAGCGATCTGGTGTCACAACATCCATTCCCGATAAGCCCTCTTCTACTGAGGAGGTTTATCGGGACTGGAAGAGTTACCACTTGGAGACGGTCCTTTTAAATGTCCTGGACAGTGGCGCTTTGGTAGCGATAACAACCACTCCAGTTGATCCTGGGAGTTATCAGGTCAGTGAGCTGCCAGCACTCTCGACGGCAGTGACAGCCGGAAGTAGACGGCACAGCCCAGACGATATCTGAGTGGCTATAAAAACAGATGGGAGCCGGTGGAAGCCCGGCACACAACAGGAAAAAGCACTGTGTTAGTCAAGTGAGTTTCCAGTGCTTCAGTGCTCTTTCCGTTGTGTGGAGATAACTAACTAATCCTTTGCAGAGGACACAGAAATGAAATTATCAAAGTTACGTAACGCCATTGTCTATCGGGCTACTTTGCCCAGCATTGAAGCGGTTGAAGGGCACCTGCAGGAATTGCCCTACTCTGAACTTACAGAAACGGAGTTTGCGCGGGCTTCCTTCGTCCCTAATCCGATTACCGGCGAGCTGGTTACGCCAATTACTGGCGGTTATGCAATCGTGATTCGCCGCGATGAGAAAATAATCCCCCAGCACGTCGTGATGAAAGAAGCAAATGAGCGTATCCAGCGCATTGAAAATGCATGTGGTCAGAAACTAAAGCGCGCTGACCGTAACAACATTATCCAGGATGCTAAGGTTCAGCTCTGCAAACAGGCATTCATCAAGTCGTCTCTGATCCTGGCCTTGTATAACGCTGAAGAAAATCTTCTGATCATTAATTCCGCCAATAAAAATATTGCCAATTTAGTCGGGGCGATGCTGGTTAAAGTTATCGGCTCAGTAAAAACAGTCACGATCAACATTAGTGATATCAAAAACGGCCTGACAACGCGCCTTAAAAACCATCTGGACGGCGAAGAATCAGCCTTTGCCGGGTTTGAGGTCGGTGATTATGTCCAGCTATCCCGCCTGGCGGAACAGAAAGAAGTTATTCGCTACTCTGCGGAGCACACTTCCGTTACCAGTGAGATTCTGGAGAGCCTGAACACAGGTTTTATCGTTGATAACATGGAATTAAGAGGCTGCGGCGTCTCTTTTCTGCTTACAGATAAATTCCATTTCCGGCGGATCGATACCAAGGATAATGATTATTCTGATGATGACGACAAAGCCTACCGCTGGCGTCACCAGGCAGGTACGGACATGTTCCAGTTCTGTAAAGTAATTAACCAGCTTTGTGATCTGCTCGCCTACAAAGAGCCCGAAGAACAAAAACCAGCAGCCTGATTAGAACAGCAGCAATTACCCCATTCTCATGGGTTGGGTTGCTGCACCCTAAATTTACGCGTTGCAGCGCGTCAGATGGAGAACAAAAGATGGCTAAGACAGCAAATCAACTGATTAAACAGGCGTACGAAATAGCCAAAACTATGCCACCAGCACAGGCAGCAATCATCAGGGAACTGGCTACCGTCCTCGATGTTTCGAATGTAGCTCTGCGCCAGACGCGCACCGAACGTGACGCCCTTCTCGCAGAGGTCAAATCCTGGGCGAAAGAGTGTGATCGTCTGACCGAGCGACACACCAAGAATCGCACAAATATGCATGTTCTAGAGGCTATGCGCGATTTGAAAGCAATTTGCCCCGCCAGCTTCCGTAACGTGGAGGCTCTCTGATGGCTAAAGACTCAAAGCTTGTATACGGCGCCAACGGCAAAACCAACGTTCTGATGTTCGAACCGGAAAAGCTGCATCTTGTTACCGACAAAACCCATCTTCTCTACGATGAACGTATCAACCTGCCGATCGACGAGGATGGTACTGAACATCAAGGAGCTGGGTGTACTGGAGCCTATCATCGTCTGGAAAGACCCAGAAACAGGGCTCACCTGCGTAGCTGCAGGCCGTCAGCGCGTTAAGCATACGCTGGAGGCAAATAAGCTCCTTTTGAAAGAGGGTAAAGCCCCACGGCTTGTTCCTGGAGTCGTTAAGCGCGGTTCAGCAAATCAGATGGCTAAATACATGGTCAGCGAAAA